CGCGCGCCGGCGGTCGGCGCGGGCGCGTGAACGTAGACGGCTTGCCGGTGATGGCCGACCATGCGATGGTGGCGACGCCTTCGGCGAACGGGGTGCCGTCGGGCTTTACCAGACGCACGGGAATGGACAGGCCGGTCTCGTCGGCCTCGTCGTGTTCCTGTACTACGAGCGTCTGGGTGAGGGGCGCGGCCATCACTTGCTCGCCTTGACGGAGGATGTGGACTTCTTGAGCACGGCGATGCCCTTGGGGTCGAGGATCGCGTAGCTGTACATGGCCTCGGTGCGGTAGGCGATCTGGTTGACGCCCTTGAGGTCCTTGCCGGTGTTGTCGGGGTCGCCGTATTCGATGATCTCGCTCCAGATGTCGCGCACCATGCCCCACTTGATGAGGCGGAAGTCGCCGAGGAAGGCGAGGATGCCGGTCGCCGGGGTGACGAGCCGGCCGTTGACCGTGCCGGACGTGGCGGCCGGGATGCCGTCGAGGTTGCCGACCTGGAGGCTGATCGGGATCTCCGGGTAGAAGCGCTGGCCGGTGGAGGGAACGCGGATCTTGCGCAGCTCGTTCGCCATGGTCTTGGACAGGGCGATGCCGTTGATGTCGTACTCGTCGCTGACGGCCTCGGCGAGGCTGTCGATGTCGGCGACGCGATCGTCGGTGGCCGGCACGCCGACCGCTGTTTTGGCGAGCGCGTTGAAGCCTTCGAGGGTCGTTTTCTTCTTGGGGTCGAAGGCGTGGTAGACGACGTAGTCGAGGACGCGGCCCATCGCGGCGGCCTGGTCTGCCTGGATCTTGCTGATGATCTCCAGTTTGGCGTCGTCGTCGGCCCACTGGAGCTCGTTGCTGAGGCGGGTGGTGGTCTGCACCTTGAAGCGCTTGCCGACGACCGGGGTGAGGGTTTCCTCGTAGCTGGACTTCTGCGCGCCTTCGGCGACGACCTCGGCTTCGGAATTGCCGGTGAAGACCATGTAGTCCTTGTCGAGGAAGAGCTGGGGTTCGCTCGGGGACAGTGCGGCGATGGTGCTGGTGTCCTTGGCGCGCTTGGTGATGACGGTGGCTACTTCCTTGGGGAGCAGCACCTTGCTGGTATCGAGTGCCATGATGATGGTTTCCTTTCAGATGAGGGGTGAGGAGGTGTTGGCCGGTTAGAGGCCGAGGTTGCGCAGGTAGTTGACCATGCTCTCGTTCGGGCCTTTGCCGGACGGCTGGCGGTCAGCGCCGTGCACGGCCGGGGCCTTGGGTTTGGGGTTGAGCAGCTCGTGGATGCGCTTGGCGTGCGATTGCATGGCTTCGAGGCTGTCGCCTTCGATCACGTCGGCGGGTACGCCGGTCTCGGCCGACACCTGCGCCTTCCAGTCGGCCTGCTGTTCCTTGGCCTTGTAGGCGGCTACCTGCGCTTCGAGTTCCTGCGTGCGCTTGGCGGCCTTCTCGGTTTCGCTCATTTGGGATTCCTTGAGCTTTTCCAGCTCGTCGGCGGCGGCCTTGTTGGCCTCGCTTTCTTTTCCCAGTCGCGCGAGTGGCCGAGCGCTTCCTTGTATTTGGCTTCCCAGTCGATCGGATCGCCGGCGTTCTCCGTGCCGGCCGATGCCGGCGGTTGCCCGGTGCCGCCGGTGGACTCGCCGCCTTCCGGCGGGGCCGCGACGAATCGGATGTGATGGGGTGTGGGGGTGAGGAACATGGTTGTTCTCCTTGTGGTTGAGCCTTTCCGGGCATTAAAAAAGCCGCCCGTGCGGGTGGCTGAAAATCTGTTAGACTGGAATTGTCTTGGCTTCTCTACCTCGAACCCGTTATTGGCTCTGGGAGTGAGAAGCCGTTTCCGTATCGCGTTCGACCCTGACGATGTTCCCGTCGTAGTCGATGAGCAGAACGTAGTCGAGACGTCTGCGTCGAAGCGATGACCGTATGTAGTCTTTGCAGGCTTCGGCGTCCAGTTCCGTTCTTTCCTTTTGCAGATGAATGACTGCGGCGTCTCCTTGGCGGGCTGCGGATCGGAGAAGCTGGTCTATGGTGTTTTTGCCGTGTCCTTCCGGCGCTTTGAAGTCCACTCGTTTACCGTTGATGATGGCGTCTGATGTCTTCACGCCTTGTTTGTCGCTTCTTTCGCGCACTGTCACGGCAAACCCGTTGTCTTTGAGGGCGTCGAGCGTTTTGCGTTCGTGCTTCTGAAGTTCGGACCACGCCCTTGCGCTTTCCACGGAGGGTTCCGGCGTGGTGCCGTCGTACAGCCATCGACGGTCGCGCTGGCTCATTTCCTCGGTGATGCGATGCGTCGTCCACAGGTTGTAGTCGTCTATCTCGTCTTCGTCTTTACCTGCGTCCTTCATACGGGCGACGTATTTTCCATATTCGTCGCGATTGAGCATGCCGGCGATCGTCTTGCGGCATTGCAGGTATCGGGCTTTCATGCCTTCCGGGTCGTAGCCTTTGACGTGGGCTTCTCCCCAACTGGATACGATGCGGCAGTCGTCGTTCTTGTGATATCGATTGTCCCGTCCGCCGGCCTTTTCCTCGCTCCAGTAGACGAAGCCTCGCGAGGCCATGAGGATGCAGAACGCGCAGGTCGGGCCGACCGGAACGCGGGCGTAGCGCGGTTGCGAGGGATCGTGCTCGCCGTTGAATTTGGCCGTGAGTCGTGCTGTGACGCCCACGATGTCGGCGGCGAGGTTCATCCATTCGTCTTGTCCGTATCCGTCGGTCTTCATGGCCCATAGGTCGTCCATCGTCAGCCCAGCGCGACTGTGGTGGTTGATGACGTCCACGAATTTGAGTCCGACGTGGTCGGTGCTGTTGTATCCTCCGACGATCTGCCAGAAGGCGCGATCCGCGCTCACTCGGGATGGCGTGTAGGCCGGCAGGTCGACGCCGGCGGCTTCTGCCCATGCGGAGCGCACCGCGTCATAGTAGTCGTTGGCGACTTGGTTGGCGCGATCCGCGTAGGTCTCGAACACTTCCGTGCGAAGGTAGTGCAGCGGGTCTTCAAAATTGTCCCACGCAACTCCGGCCGCGAGCTGCTTGGCCTCAAGGGACAGGTCGGCGAGCGCGTCCTGATAGTCGTCCCAGAGGTCGTCAAGATGGGTTTGGAATGCTTGGCGCTGCTGTGGAGTGAGGTTGTTCAGCGGCAGGTTGGCCGGTTTGCTGCTCATTGGCTTCGGCCTCCTTGCCGTCGGTCTTGGCGATCGTCAGTTTGGCCCTGAGCTCGTCGATGGATTGCTGCGTGCGCTGCTGGCGTTCGTAGGCCCGGTGGGCCTTGATCTCGTCCCATGTCAGGCCGGCGCGGGTGAGTCCCACGTCGCTGTCGGCGAAGGCGGGGTTGTTGGATGCGACCTTCTGGTACCAGTCGGCGCGGGCGGCGTCGCTGGTTTCCTTGACCGGTGCCCAGATGGGTCGCAGTTCGCGCAATGCGTCGGGGTCTGCGCCCTGATAGGCCAGTGCGATGCTCATGGCTTCCTTCAACGCGCGGCCGAAGCGTTTGTTTTGCCGGTCGGCGGTGCGGGACAGTTTGCGTTCGGCTTCGGCCATGGCTTCGGCGCTGGCGGGGTTGTCCATGGTGATGCCGAGGTCGTTGACGGGGATGTCGGTTTCGGAGCTGACCATGAGGGCGATGGTGCGCAGCATGTCGGCGTGCGGGGTCATGGATGCCTGCTGGAGCTGCTGCATGGTGGGCTTGTCGCCGTTCTTGTTGGCGGGCATGCCGTTCATGACGCTCACGATGCTGCTCCATGTGTCGTCGGTGAACTTCTTCGACGCTCCGATGAACCACACGCGGGGGGCTGCATAGAATTCGGCGGTGGCCTCCATGCGCACCATGGTTCGCAGGCCGAAGTCGGTCAGGTTCATGAGCGTGCGGGTGATGCGGCTGTTGCCCAGCGGATGGTAGGACTGGGCGTCGTTGACGAGGGGCACGACGCTTGGCCGGTCGAGGTGGGTTTCGATCGTCCGCGCCGTCCACTGGCCTTCGCTGTCGTCGATTTCGTAGACCTTGCCGGGCAGCCATGCGGTGAATGCGGTGATGCGCCCGGTTCTGTCGTCCTTGTCGGTGATGGTCAAGGCCGAGCCGAGGCGGCGGCGTCGGCGGTCCCAGATGCCCGCGCTCCAGTCGGCCGAGCGGGGCAGCATGAGGATGCGGCCGGGTTCGTCGGGGTCTTCGCACACGGTGATGAAGCTGCATCCGTGGATGTAGGCGCTGGTGATCGCCTCGGAGACGTCGGTGTCCCATGCGTTGTCGTCCACGAGCTCGTCCACCTGCGCCTGCAGCGGGTCGGGCGCGTCGAAGCCCTCGAACACGTTGAGGTCGGCGAGCGCTCGGACTGCTTTGTTGGGCCATCCGATCATCGGTTTGGCGAGGGCGCGCATTTCTTTGGGGATGCTGTAGGCGACGCCGTTGTATCGGTATCGGGCTTGGTAGTATTCGGCTCTCAGCATGTTGCGTGCGTAGTGGTCGCGCCATGTTGTGAGGAGTTTTTGGATGGTGGGCATGTCGTCGTCTTCGACGCCTTTGATGCGGGTGATGTTGGCGGATTGGACGGCGAGGTAGGCGTCTTGGGTGGCGGGGGTTGGTGATGGCGAGGCCGTTGTGGTCGGTGGCGGGCATTAGAACCATGTCTCCGTTTCTTGGGTGGGGTCTCTTCTGGTGGTCATGGCCCCGTGGAGGGCGAGGGTGACGGCGTTGAGTGGGCTGATGTCGGTGTCGTCGTCGGGTCGGTTCCATCCGAAGAGTCCGTTTTGCCGATGGGGCGTGTGGTGGCTTTGTTGGCGGCTTGCCAGAGTGGTTGTTGGCCGTCTTCGGGCAGGTGGGTGAGGGTGCCGTCTCTGAGCATGTCCTGGAGGCGGCCGCAGGCGCGGCCCATGTCGGTGGCGGCGGTGACGGTGACGGTGACGCCGGCCTGGGCGAGGTCGGGCAGGAGCGCGGTGGCGGGGCTTTGCCCGTCGATGACGAGCGCGGCGGTTTGTTCCCAGACCTTGTCGATGAGGTTGACGGCCCACATGGTGCCATCTTGGTTGGTGTCCCTGTATTCGGCGAGTTCGATGTGGGCGGTGTTGTCGTCGTAGCGCATGCATGCGCCGATGGTCAGGCGTGTGCGTTGGGGGTTCATGTCGATGCCGAAGCTCATGACGCCGCCGGGGCGGCGGCGCTCGATGGTGGCTTCCTCCCATTGGCGGCGGTCGATGGCTTGGCTGAGGGCGTGTTCGTCCCAGATGCCGAGGGCTTCGCGGCGGAAGTCGTCGCCGGTGAGGTTTTCCCACAGGTTGGCGATGGATTCGTCGCTGGTGTGGGCGGGGTAGCTGGGGTTGGCTTTCCTCCATTGCTGGCGGTCGAGGGGGTCGGCGTCGCGGTCTGCGGTGAATTCGACGTAGAGGGTCGAGTGGGTGCGGCCGGCGCGCGCTTTGTCCCTCAGGCGGGTGAACGCTTCGCCGTTGTCCCTTGGCCCGGGCGGGGTGCCCATGTAGATGGTCTGGGGGTTCCAGGCGCGGTTCTGGGTCGGCAGCATCGACGCCATCGCCGAGTCCGACAGGTGCTGGGCCTCGTCGATGACGAGCAGGGCGATCTTCTTGACGCCTCGCAATGCGCCTCGTTCTCGCGCGCGGAAGAAGATGCGCGACCCGTTGCGGAAGCGTATTTCCTCCTTGCCGGCGGCGAGGCTGATGCCGTGGTCGGGGTCAACGAGACCGCTCATTTCGGGGCGCAGGACGATCGCGCACAGGCTTTCGAACGTGTCCTTGATGACGCTGAAGTGCTGGGCCGTCCACACGATGCGCATGCCGGGGGTTCGGGCGGCGCGGTGGATCGCGACCCAGCCGATGTCGTAGGTCTTGCCGGTCTGGCGCGGGATCGACAAGACGGCGTTGCGGGCGCTCCAGAAGCCGTCGGCGCTTTTCGCGAGGATGATCCGGTTGATCTGCCGCTGCCAGACGTCGAACCGGTCGCCCGCCGCTGCGGCGAGGTTGTTCAGGCTCGGCTCTCCGCTCGTGTACAAATCGTCGGGGATGATCTGGCAGCTCGCCCCGTCAATCCTCGTGTTCATCCAATCGTTCGTCCTCCGTGTCCAGGGCCTGCATGGCCGGATCGTGCCCGTTCGACGCCTTGTCGATCGCCTCGATCTCGGCGCTCATGTCCGCGAGCCGTTTCGTCAATGACGCGAGGTCGCGTGAGCTTATCGACCCTTCGTCGAGCTTTTCGGCGATCAGGTTGCGCATCGCCACCAGGAGGCGGCGGCGATCCCCGGAAGCGGCGGCGTTGCTGACCCTATGGGACTTCGACGCGCTCTTCGAGCGAGGGGTCTTCGACGTTCTGGACACCAAGACGGCCTCCGTTCAAGTGTGGAAAAAAGCCCGGGGGAAAAACGGCGCTTTGCCCGTGGTCGCCCCGGCGGGGCCGGGTGGGGTCTACTCCCCACCCCCGAACCAGTCCGAGCAGCGGATCGGCCCGGATTGGGTTGGCTCTGTGCGCTGTGGGGCCTTGCCCTGGGCGATGAGCTGGGCGACGCGCTCGCGCGCCCATGCCAGGCTGTGCGTGCCTTTGATGGCGTTGCACCATCGGTGCGCGGGCCCGCTGTTGTCGTGCGTGAGCGTGCCGCCGCGCGCCAGGGCGATGGTCTCGTCCACGACGAAGCTGTATGGATGCGGTGCCTTGAGCTCGTAGTCGATGGGCCGATGGCAGATGTAGCAGTCGGCCCGCATGTGCCGCCACCGCTCGCGCTCGCGCCGGCGGCGATAGCCATTGCTGTACCGCGGATTGCCCACGCACGCCTCCAATCGAACGCCTGTACGGATCGACAGACTGCGCTCGCCGGCGGGAAGAAGAGGAAAGAACCGCCGGCGAGGCGTCTGTCTGTGGTGGTTTCTCGGGTGCCGCATACGCCGGTTGCGCACGGTGCCGGCGGCGGCTGGCGGATGGTGCGGGATTCAACCCGCGAAGCATGAGGTCGGTTGTCATGCCTGCCCGCCTAGCAAGCGGGTGCCTTCGACCGCTCGGCCAACCATCCAAGGGGATCGGATACGAAAAAAGCCCATCCCCGATGGGACAGGCTTTTCCGATACTCCGATTACACGCGACAGCGTAACACGAAACCGTCTCACGTTCAAACGTCGCCGCCGTCGCGCTCGGCGCGATCCTGCGCGCAGGCCAACAGCTCCATGATGTTCCACTCCCAATAATGCCGGTCGATGCGCCGCGTGGACGGCATCTTGCCCCGGCTGCGCCAGTTCGCCAAGTCCTTGCCCGTCACGCTCACACCCGTGTTCTCCCGCACCCATCGGGCGGCGTCGGCCTGCGTGCGCGTGATGTGCATGAGCCCCGCGCTGCGCAGGTACTCCAACCGCACGCGCTTCAAGTCGAGCCATGCGCCGCATTCGGGGCACACCGTATACCGCGCGGAGCGGGCGGCGTAGATCGGCGTGCGTATCGGCTCGTCGTCGTCCCCCTTCGTGTTCAGGCAGTTGGGGCATACGCCGACAAGACGGCGCTCGCCGGCGTGCGTGGTGGCGGTTTCGACCTTTTCCGATAGGCGGATCAGGTCGGCGTATAGGTCGCCGGCCGTGTCGAGTCGTGCGAGGTCGGGCATGTGGTGCAGCAGCAGGCGGGTGATGTCGGCCCATTGCATGAGGGTGCGGGGCCGGTCGTATCGGTCGTGGCCGATCGGTTTGACGCCGAGCATGCCGCCGGTGAGTTGCAGGTGCGTCTCCACTGCGGAGTACAGGGCTTGGGCGGCTTCGTTGACCGGCGGGGCCGCGTATGCCCTGTTGCCGTGGCGTGGCGAGCGTTCGCGGGTGGTGGCTTGTTTGTAGGCGATCTGCTGGAGGGCTGGCATGCCGGCCTTCAGGAGCCATGCGAGGCGTTTCGCCCAGTCCTTGACGCATTCCTTGCACAGGTTCGCGTCGCCGGCCGCTTTGCCGCAGGCCGCGCATGTTCGTTGTTCCATCATCCCCCGCCTTTTCGCTGGTGCTATACTCGCTTGTTGGACAATGCGAGCCTCTGCCGAAAGGTGGGGGCTTTTACTTTCCCGAAGCCGTTCCCGACGTGGTGGATTGGCCGGGAACGGCTTGTTTTCAACGGTTTGCTGACTTTCCTTAACTTTCTCTTCTATTGTCGCCGATGCCGGCGGGTTTTCCGGCGCGGATGCCGGGTGGGCTTGCAGGATGATGGCCTTCACCTCGTCGATGGGGATGCGCAGGGATCGCGCGGTCTCTTCCGGCGGCACGCCCTTGCCGTGCCATTCCACGATGATCTTCCTGACGCCTTCGGTGACTCTCACGCCCGTGCCTCCTGCCGGTCGAGCTGTTCGCATGCGGAGTGCTTGGCGCACATTTGGGCGACGCGGCGCATGCACTTGCGGATCGCGCCGCCGTAGGAGAGGGCGACGACGGTGAACCGGCCGAAGCATTCCGGGTGCGTCACGTCACGGCCGGGCGTGGCGGTGCCTCGCATGATGGTGACGGGGCCTAGCTGCCAGGCGGTGATTTTGGCGTCGATGTTGTTCATAAGATTTCCTTTCTTGGGTCGTCATTTGACCCCGTACCGGCGGCCGCCCCAGATGCCCTGCAACTGGTAGCCGTTGATCCGGTTGTGCTCGTCGGCGAACCGGCGGCACTCGCCGATGACCGGGCATGACCGGCATATGGCGAGCGCGGCCGCCTGTTCGTATGGTTTGCCGCTGAACCAGAGTTCGGGGTCGTGGTCGCGGCATGCGGCCTGATGTCGCCAGTCCATGGGTTATCGGCCGTCCTTTCGGTAGGGGTTGGCGCGTTCCACGATGGCGAGTTCGTCGAAGTGGTTCATGGCGTCGAACACGGCCTGTTTGCCTTGTTCGTAGGCTTCGGCGAGTTCGTCGGACTGTTCGGCGTCCATGATCGAACCGGCCTGCGGCCTTGTGAAGCCCGCCGTCCTGAGTCTGCGTTCGATCTCGTAGAGGCCGATTGGTTCGCTGTCGCAGGTGAAGACGATGCTCAGGCGTTTCATGACAAGTCCTTTTGCAGCGCGCGACGGCCGGCCTCGGTGATGGCATAGCGTCCGTATCCGACGTCTTGCGTGTATCCGCGTTCCTCCAGGGATTGGAAGGTGCGTTTGTGGTTGCCGTCGGCGGGCTGCATGTCGCCGTGGTTGACGAGCTGGAGCAGCACACTCTTCTGCGCGTAAGTGAGTCGTGGTCTCATTTGACGCCTCCGCTCAGCGGGTCGATGAGCTCGCAGCTTATGGCGTCGATGCGCTCGCCGGTCTTGACGGTCATGCACAGGCGTTTGACGTCGCCGGTCTGCCGCACCTCCTGCGTGACGGTCTGCACATCCCGTTCGCCGAGCTGCGCCTGTTCACCGAGCTGCGCCTGTTCACCGAGCCCGTAACCGACGGCGAGCGCCGCGAAGGCGATCACCGCAGCGGGCGCGATCTTGATGGCGTATGGTCTGCCGTTCCTCATTGTTCCTTCTCCGTTCCGTTGATAAAACCCCATGCGCTCACCGCGACCTGTTTCCACCATTCGAGCTCACGGTCGGCGATGCGCTTGCCGCTCTCATACACGATCGGGCGCTCGCCGTTGTGTTCCCAGAGGTTGATGGCGAGTCGTTCGATCTCGTCGGGAGTGAGGGGCGTGGCCGTGATGGTTTGCTCGATGCGAATGGCGAGCGCGAGCGCGTCGTCATGGCCTTGGGCGTATCCGATCACGTAGGCTTCGGCCGGACTGTCGTTGCCGAGTCCGGCGGCGGCGAGCGCGTTCAACGCCTGTTGCGTCATGTCGATGCTCATGCGTCTTCCTTGGTTTGGTTGGTGATTTGGCTGAATTGTTCGAGGTGGGTTATCCAGCGCAGCAGGGCGAGGGTGGCGGTGTCCCGGTACATGTCGTCCTGCGTGAGGCTGCGGTGCGCCGAGTAGATCGTATTGCCGGTCTTGTCGGTTTCGATGTCGCCGAGTTTGATGGTGGTGCCGTCCGTCCGATCGCACATGATCCGAATGCGCGTCATATGCCCGCCTTTCTGTGTTTGCGTTCCGCCTTCCATTTCACGTGGTAGAACAGGAACGCGGTCAGACTGCTCATAGGCTCCCAGAAGTCACCGCAGGGCAGATCAAGCCGCCACCATTGCCCGCAGACCGGGCAATGCCATACCGGATCGGAACCCGTGGGCCTGCAATACTGACTACTCACTTCACGCCTCCGTCCGTGCGGCAGTGATCGCCAACCACGCAAGCCGCCGATACTGCTCTTTCGCGTCAGGGTTCAACTTCGACCACAACGGCTCCACCTCCTCGAAGCCCATGCCCGACGTACCCGTATAGACGGCGAGCGCCGCCGCGTCGATCTCCCTATCGGTATTCCTGCGGCATACGCCGGCCCTGTACGCCTTGCGCGACGCGAGGCACTGGCCGAGACTGGTGATGCCGGTCGGGCGCTCGCCGTTGTCTGGGTAGGGGTAGCGTTCCTCGATCTCGTTGGTGATGATGCTCATCGTGTTCCCTCCATCGATTCGTATGCTTCAAGTACTTCCGTCAGGCAGCGTTCTTTGATGGAGGTCGTTTGGATCAGCGGGTTGTTTCCTTGCAGCGTGGCGTCGAGTTGTGCCTGGCGTATGTCGGCGAGCTGGGTTTCGAGCCATTGGTGGAAGCTCATCGTGGTTCCTTTCCTGTGTGGTCGTCGGCCCTTGTGGTGGTGTGCATGCTTACCAGTCCTTTTCGAGTTCTTGGCAGTCGGGGCAGATGGATGACGTGGTGTCGGTGAGCGGTGCGCCGCAGATCGCGCAGATGGTCGGATCGTTGGCCGGTTCGGGTCGGTGGGCTGCTTCCAGGAGGCGGCGGATGAGTTCGATGGTCTGCGGGGCGGGGGTTGTGGTGTGGGTGCTCATTGCTTGTCCTTGAGTTTGATGTGTTCCCAGTCGCATGACGCTCCGCCGGAGTCGGAGAAGCATCGGACGGCCGCGCTGCCGTCGGGCAGTTCGTACCAGCGGACGTATCCGGGGTCGGGGTTGTTCACGGTGCCCTGGACGTCGCCTTTGGGTGTTTCTCCGCATGCCGTGAGCGCGAGGATGGCGAGGATCGCCGTGAGGGTTGCGGGTATTCGTTTGCGGGGGTTCATGATTGGGTTCCTTGGATGCCGGCTCGCATGATGTCGAGGTAGTTGGCGTAGTCGTTGCGGTCTCGGCGGATGCAGTCTTGGACTCGGTGGGTGCCTGCGTGGTTTTGGTAGGGGTTGTGGTCGAGGGCTAGGTCGCTGATCCGGTAGGTGCTGAGGTCGAGTTTTCTGTGGTTGGTGAGCTGGCGGAGCCAGTCGGGGTGGAGATGGGGGCCGAGTTGGTTGGTGAGTACGTCGATGTCGTAGTCCACGTTGGTGCGGCCGGGTGGAGCACGTACTGGGATGCCTCGGTGTCGAGGAATGCGCCGAGGTTGCGGGCGACGTTCGCGTATCCGAATTCTTCGGGTTCGGTTTCCATGACGGTGTCCAGTAGCCCGTTGTCGAGGTGCATGCGCAGCACCTTGGGGTCGAGGTCGTAGAGGCTCACATGGTCGGGACGGACGGGGAGGATGAACCGGTCGCCGTCTTCGGTGCCGTCGAGGTTGGTGACGATCATGCCGATTTCGAGGATTTTCGCGTCGGTGCGGCTGATGCCGGTGGTTTCCAGGTCGATCCACAGCAGCTTGTGCGGCTTGCGTGGTGGTGTCGGCGGGTCGAGTGGGATGGTCTGGCCGCCTACGGTCGTGGTCTTGGTGGTGTTCATTCTTGGGTTCCTTTCTTGGTTTCCTTGATGTCGGGGATGTAGTCGGGCTGGTCCGAGGGTGGTTCGGCCGGGGTGCGGGTGCCGTCCGCGTTGAGCTGCTGCCAGCCGCCGGTGCGGTAGTAGACGGGGATGGTGTCGGGGTCTTCGCCCATGTGGACGAGGTAGCCGAGCTGGTAGGCGCGCTTGGGGTGGGCGTGGACCCATCCGTGGCATCCTGTGGTGCCGCTGCCGCAGAGTTGGAGCAGGTTTTCGGGCTGGTGGAGCCGGTCGAAGGGGTGGCTTCGCGGTTCCCTGTGGTGGATGCTGTCGCCGCTCCAGTGGCTGCCGGTTTCCCGGTCGCATATGGCGCATCGGTATCGGTCTCGCCGTTGTACGATGCGGCGGGTTTCGTCGGTGGGTTTGGTGCTCATCTCTGGGCCTTTCGTTGGCATTCGTTGATGATTTCCTTGGCTTTTTGTTCCGGGTCGAAGCCGGTTTTTACGCAGGCCCAGAAGTCGGTTCTCATCGCGTCGGTGAAGGTGCCGGCCGGTACGTGGTCTCGGATGTGGCCGGTGATCCACCGGTCGTCGATGACGGTGCCGTCGGGCAGCGCGTGCCGATAGGGCTTCGGCTGGTCGGGCATGGTGTCCGTGTATGCGCCTTGGCGTAGCCATCGGCTCATGTTGGGCGCGTATTTGGGTTCGTCGATGGTTTTGGCGTAGGCGATGACGCTGCCGATGAGCTGTCTGGGGTCGGCCGGCGGCCGGCCTGCGACGCCTTGGATGGCGAGGTTCCACGCCTTCTTGGCTTCGGTTTTGCTGCCGGTGTGGCGCGGGTAGGCGTTCCATGCGGTCTCGAACTGGTCTTCGAGCATCCTGGCCTCGAGTTCGGCCATGGTGGTGCGCTCCGGCTCCGACTCGGACACCGGTGTCGGCGTCGGCGTCGGCGCGGAGGGGTTGGGGGAGGTTATATCGGTATGGGAATAGGTATAGGTAAGGGTGCTTCGTTTTTGCTTGCCGGTTTGCTTCGCGTTTGCTTCACCTTTTGCTTCGGCAAGTGCTTCACCTTTTGCTTCGTCCGGTTGAAGCATTTGCTTCGCGTTTGCTTCACTGTTGCTTGAGGCGTTTGCTTCGTTTTTGCTTCGTCTCGAGCGGCCGGACGCCTTGCCTCCGGCACGGCCGGCGCGGGCGCGTTTTTCCTGTAGTTCCTTGGTGGCCGCGTACTTGCAGAGCATGGTGCCGTCCGGGTTGGCGGCGACGATCTCGAACACGTCCGGCTCGGTTTCGCGCCACAGGCCGGCGTCCACGAGCTGGCGGGCGAGCTTCGGGCTGCCGCCGAGCTTCCTGACGCGCTGCATGGTGATGGCCCCGTCGTAGTCGCCGTGGCGCAGTTGGCGGCCGACGTAGCTGCCGGCCATCGTCCACAGGCCCATCGCGGACAATGGAAGCTCCTCGCATTGCGGGGCGTCGTAGATGCCGTCGTCGATCATGAACCAAGTCATGGTTGAACCTCTCTCAATGTGATGGGTTATTTGATCTCGCCGGTGTTCGGATCGACGGCCTCCCCGCTGTCGGTCTCGTCCGCATCGTCGTCGGGATCGGGATAGTCGGGCGCGCTTTCCTCGAACGTGGCGAGGCTGTCGTGGAGGTTGTCGTACAGGACCGCGCGGCGTGCGTCCTTCGGATAGGTGAGCAGCCGGTTGATGACCTCGGCGCAGTCGATGATGTGCTGCGCGAGCGCGTCCGTGTCGTACACGGCCTCGGTGTACGGGTCGATCTGGTGGAACTTGTCGAGGTAGGCGTCTTTGGTTTCGAGCTGCATCTTGTGGTTGACCGCGCGGCGGAAGTCCACGGCCGCCTGCTTGATCTTCGCGCACGAGCTGTTGAAGTCCAGCAGGCTCAGCGGGCTCATTTCGTCGGGTATGAGCGCGTCCTTTCTAGAATTCCGGGTCGCCGGTGTCGGCGGCGAACATGTCCGGCGTGTGGCCGCTGCCGCCGTTGGCCCACGGGTCGGACGCCGGCGGCGGTGTCGTCTGCTGCGGGGGCTGCGGGGGCTGGCCGTTCGGGTTGCCGTAGGTGCCGCCGCCCTGATAGCCGTTGTGGCCGCCCTGTTTCGTGACCTGCGCGGTCGCGTACCGCAGGCTGGGGCCGATCTCGTCCACGGTCATTTCGACCACGGTGCGGTTGGTGCCGTCCTGCGCCTGATACGAGCGTTGGGAGAGGCGGCCCTGGGCGATCACGCGCATGCCCTTCGAGCATGATTGGCTGACGTGCCGGGCGAGGTCGTTCCACGCCGAGCAGCGCAGGAACAACGCCGTGCCGTCCTCGTACTGCTGCGTCTGGCGGTTGTAGGTGCGGGGCGTGCTGGCGATCGTGAACGACGCGACCGGATTGCCGTTGGACAGGGTGCGCAGTTCGGGGTCGGCGGTGAGGTTGCCGATGATCGTGATGACGGTTTCGCCGGCCACTAGTCCTCGTCCTCCATGTCCTCGATCCAGTCGCCGACGAACGTGGCGAGGGCGTGCGCGTCCTCGGCTGCGCGGCGCGCGATGCCCCATGCCACGTCTTCGCGGCGGTTGTGGCAGTGCAGGGCGAGGTCGGAGAGCGCCGCATAGGCCTTGTCGGCCACGTCGCGCATGTGCTCCAGCTCGGCCAGGGTCTCGTCGTCTTCCTCGTCTTCCCCGGCGATGTCGTCGGTGCAGCCGAGCAGCCGGCCGGCCAGCTCCTTCGCCAGACGCTCCTCAAGCGTGATCTCGTCGGTCATTTCTTGGTTCCTTTCCTTTGGTAATCGGGCTTGATCTTCCACATGCAGCGCGCGGACACCTGCCGTCGGCCGCGGTCTACGACCACGTCGCCGAAGCGGGGGAAGATCAGCGTGCGATCCCACTGCGGGTCGGCGTTGAGTTGGCGGATCGCGTCGATGAGCGAGTCCAGGAGCTCGCCGGCTCCCATGTGCCGCGCCTCGTCGCTCAGGGGCCACTCGAACAGGCTGAGCCCCTCTTCCCTGTGGTCGTATTCGTCCGGTGGCGGCTGTGATGCCATGCGTGTTCCTTTCCTTGTGCGCGGAGTATGCGGGTTGCGGTCGCGCTGGGCTCGGTCGTTACGGCCGCAGGAGTCGGGGCCTGCCGTGTCCATCGCTCCCCGCTCGCACGGGCTTCGGCGTTGTCCTGTCAGTGGCGTGCGAGGGGGCGACGTTGACGCGATCGCAGTGGACGGCGGCCGAATCGAACGGCTTCCCGGTCTTTGCCCGCGCCCATCTGACGCGAATCTCGACCGGGGGCGAACCTGCCCGCCCTTGGCGCGCCGCCGGTGGGGAGAACCGGCGCGCGATCATTGAGAGAGGTGGTGTTAACGACTTGTTCCTTGTCGCCGCCCGCCGCATCGGAAGGAAGGTCGCAATGGCGGCGGGCAAGCCTTAAATGGTCAGCACGAGCGCGCAGAGAATGACGAGCCTGAGCAACTGGTACACAAGCGCTCCCGGCTTGGCCTTCGTTTCGCGCAGCGTGCCGATGAGTATGAAGTGTTCGAGCAGCGCGTATCCGAGGATCACCCACTGCTGCCAGACGAGTGCATCGAAGTTCATTCGCCGGCCTCCTCGAACAGTGCGACGAACACCACGGGGCATTCCACGAACGCCCAGAACGCGGCGAGGCCATTGCCGATCGGATGCATGCAGGCATCGTGAGTGAACAGCCATCCCACGCAGACGACGAACGATATGACGGTCAACAGGCCGATGGTGTACGGATAACGCTTGAACATGACCGCCACCCCTACTTGGTCTGGACGAGTGTGTCCGCGCCGTCGGGGACGACGACGAGCTGGTCCGCGTTGGACAGAGCGTCGATGTAATGCTGCTTGAGCACGTTGTCGGTCAGGCTCTCGTTGAGCACGGCGTTGGCGTCGGCCTCGCCCTGCGCCTTGATCTTCTTGGTCTCGGCCTCGGTCTTGGCGACCTGCTGCTCGTTGAGCGCCTTCTGCTTGTCGATCTCGGCGGCCTGCGCCTCCGTGTACTTCTTGGTGACGGCCTCGCCGTAGCGCACGTCCTGCACGCTGACCTGCTCGACGGTCAGGCCGATCTTCCTCCACTTCGCCGCCAGCACATCCTGCACCGCCTTCGTGTACTCGCCGCGATTGGTGAGCATCGTCAGGGTGTCGAACCTCCCTGACTGTTCGCGCGCCACGGAACGCAGATCGTTGCTGATGTAGTTCTGCGTGAACGTCTGCTGCTTGCCATACTCCGAGTACAGGTATTCGGCCGCGCTCGGATCAAGGCTGTAGTTGACTTGGATGTCGATGTCGGCCGAAGCGCCGCTCCTGTCGTTGACGGTGACCTGCTTGCCGACCGCGCTGCCGCCGTCGTACTTGTAATCGGTGTCCTTGTAGAAGTTGATGAGGTTGTTACGGGTGTCGTATTTGATGACGCTCTGCCACGGCGTCTTCCAATGGAAGCCCGCGTCTTCGGAATGACCGGCCAGACTGCCGCCCATGTTGCGGATGACCGCGACCTCGCCCACGTCCACGGAGTACAGACATGCGGGAATGAGCAGCAGCAATCCGACGAGGCCCGGAATGAGGCCGATGCCGGCCCCCTTGACGTTGTTGGACAGAGCGACGCCGGTGACGGCGGCGCTGAAGAGCAGCAGGACGATGGAGATGACGAACAAGATCATGAGGGTTCCTTTCGGAAGATAAGGCCCTTTCCCCGTGCCGCGTAGGCTTGAAGCTGCAACACAAACAATCCGCTGCATGCGGGGAAAGGAAGAATCAATGGACATATGGGACTGGTTGCAGAATCTCGTGAACGCTCTGGCGGTTCCGACGTTCGCGCTGCTGATATGGCAGATCGTGCGAGCCGAGACCATGAGACCGGTCGAAGCGGTTCACATCCAAGTGACGCGGCTGAAGGCAAACCGGAACGCCTGCATCGTGAAGGCCTCGACATATGGCGGTTACGTAATGCTCTCCGCTTGGATCGCGCCCATTGACGGATGCACTCGGCTGAAGAGCGAAGACCTGCGCGACAGCACCGATGCATTGGCCAACGGCGATACGATCGGCATTCAACTCGAACAGAACAGAGAGAAGGCCACCGTCATTGTCAAATGGGTGACTACCTCCGCCTTTACGCGGCGTCCAGCGGCGCATGCGAGACGAATCACTATCGATCTTCGCGATCATGACCACAAGCCTCTTGTTGATTCAGAGCGTTGGCGGTGGTGCTGGTACGCTCGCCCTGCCCATTTCCTAGCCACAAGATTTCCGAATAGGCTGTCGTCAATGCGTCTTGGGCGCTGGAGTCCCATAGACAGACCGTATTGGAGATCGTCACTACCGCGAACCGCTCTCCAGAGACGGGATCGCGATACACGACGGGATCGGCCGTGATGCTGAGTTCAGGCCGGGGCGGGGCGGCCGGCGGGATGTCGGTGGATGGGTGGCGTGCGCCTCGTTCGTTTCGCCATTGGTTGAATTGGTTGAGACCGAGGGTGAGAAAAAGCACGCCGCATGTGATCTCCCACAAATTCTTGTGGATGACGCCCATGGGTATGTCCATGAGTGCGCATATGAGGTAGATGATTGCGGAGACGATGCGCCACTTCATTTCGCCGCCTCCGGCACGTATCCGCAGTGGGCACGCCAGCAGCCGTCGGCCATGTCGTGCAGACACGACGCCAAACGCTCGCCATCCGCCAGAGGGAGTGCGATGTGTCCCGTTCCTTCGCATTCCATGAACCGGATTATCGTGGAGGTCTCGGTGACGCTCACGCCGATGCGCGGCATGTCGCTGGTTTTCTCGCCGATCCAGTTGCTCCGGGTGTTGATCGCGTTCGCCATGACCGCCGCCTCATGACGAGACAGTAGGACGATCGCGCCGCCGGCCCCCGTTCCCGTGAGGTCGCGCAGCCACAGGCGGATACGCACGCCGTCCTCGGACACTTTCGGCTCGCACAGCAGCGGCCGGGTCGTTTTCTCCGGGTTCGCGAAGCGGATCGAGTTCTCGACCTCCCAGTACCTGTCCTTCACCTTCATGCCGTCACCTCTTCCGGTTGGGGGGGGGTGGGTTGGTCCACGGGCCACGGGTCAAGGGTGCGACCCATGAGGTAGTCAACACTGGTGTTGAAGAAGTCGGCGAGCGCCTTGTAATCCTTTGCAGAGAAGGATCGGAGGCCGTTCATTTTGTTGGAGAAAACTTGTTCGCTCATACCGATGGCGAGCGCCACGTCTTTCTGAAGGCAATGACGCATCTCGATCAGTCCTGAGATGCGGGACGCTGGGTTATCACCTTCAAGCGTCACTAATCGTTTTTGATTGGCGTTCATGGTTGCTAACCATATCACGCACTAATCGATTTCGAGCACTCTCGGCGTGTCTTGATTTTGATTCGACATGCTGAGATTCTTGCGCTACTAATCACTTTTGCGTATCATTAAGGGCATGACGGTAACTATGACAGCCCCAAAGGTTGCAGCTAGCCCGCAGGACATAGCGATTTTGAACCTGAATATGCTGATGCAGCTTGAAGGGCGCTACAGAAAAGACCTCGCCGAATACATCGGCAGACGCCCACAGAATCTCTCCCGCATGATGTCAGGAGAGAGCAACTGGGCACTGAATGACATGTGGAAGGCGGCTGAGTTCGTGGGCGTCTCCCTTGACGTCCTGACTGATCCGACTCTCACGCCGGCCAAGGCGCTCAGCATCATCGGCGAGCGCCGTAACGATAACGATGGGAATGGAGGTTTGCCTGTCGTCAATGTTGACGACTTACGCCTAGGTGGCGGGGCATGGAAGACCCCGGCTATGGTTCTGGCCGCCTGATTTTTCGGGCCGGTCGGGCTCATAACCCAGAGGTCCATGGTTCAAATCCATGCCCCGCTACCATTTGACCGCCGTTCCTGGAATTATCCGGGGCGGCGGTTTTTAATATCTGTTCAGCCTTCATCGGCGTTAGATCAGTCCTAACAAGCGTTTCAATGCCGACCCCGAAAAAATCGGCAGCTGTACACATGTCATCAAAGAACCAAGTTTGCTTATTCTGAAGCATCTTTGACAAAGACTGAGGAACTTTGCCCATGTATTCGGCTAAGTCCTTCTTCTTGCTGTGCGAAGCGTCAAGCAGCAGTTTGATATTTGCCACCGCGATTTGCTGCTTATCCAAGCGCGGCTTAGGCATCATTGTTGTTGTCATACCGCAATTATAAACCAGCGGTTTAGTTTGTGCGACACGCCCAAGTTATAACCTTTTAGTTTCCGTATGTTTTAATAATCAACTGTGAGTTTAGTAATCAGTGAACAGCGAACTATAGCGAAGCGGACACGCGGCTTCTTGCGCGCTAATCACATGACACAGCGTGAATTAGCCGATTCAGTCGGAATGAGCGAACAGGCAATGTCAAACAAGTTGAGAGGCATTAAGGGCTTCACATTGCGCGACGTTTCACGAATTGCCGATTATTTCGACGTTTCCATTGACTCTCTGCTTGGCCGAGAGCCTTTGGAGGTGGCGTGATGGGTACGGCTACTAGGGTCTGCGTGGATAATTACGAGGCCTATCCGGGTATCTTCCGTGTGTCGTTCGATTCCGGGGATATTCGCGCGGCGGTGGTGCTGACCCGCCCGCAGTTGGAGCAGTTGCGCTCGTGCGTGACTGATTCGTTGGCTCGTGACGATGCGGTGCGGCGAAGACGCGGCGGCGATCTGTGACGGCTTGCGCCGTCGATAACCGAATATGCCTTTGACCACGCCGACCGTCGGTTGCGTGCGAGGCGGGATGAAGCACCCGGCCGCGCCTTGCCCAGCGCGTTACAAACACACCGGCTGTGGGCCGGTGGTTACGACGGCGGCGGGGTCTGCCATGCGGGTTCACTGAACGGCTTGGGGCGCATTGGGAGGGCGCAACAGGGTGCTTTGCCGCCATGCGTGGCGGGTCTCAGGCCGTGACCTTGCGCGCGGTCTTGTGCCGCTGACCATTGCTACGGCTGTGGCTCCGATTTGAGAGCTTGCTTTGCAGTGCGAACCTTACGGAACTTTGGACGGCGGAGCCTTGCGGCTTCGCCTGTTTCCATTGTTCCGCTTTGAGGTTCCCCGCTCTAACTGTTCACCAATTTGAGAGACATGGAAACGGAGCCTTGCGGCTTCGGAATCAATCTTCTACAGACCGACTCAAGCTTTAGGAAGTGAGGCAGATTATGGGATATTCGGTGGATTACAGGCCGACTAGGAAGCGCGCCAAGCGTGCGGTGCCGAAGAGCAAAGCGCAGCGCACTAAGGACATCAAGAACGCTATCAGATGGAACATCGAACGGTTGGAGCATGACACCACCGGAACCGATACGGTTAGGCGTTGCTTTGTCATCAACTCGCTTCGCCTGAACAAGATCGCGCCGGAAGCCGACCCGACCGGCGACCATGTGTTGCAGGAGCTTATCAGCAAGGGCGTGTTGCGAAAGCCCGAATTCCGCGCGGGAGTGCAGCTGTTCGACCGTGCCGATTTGTTGACATCGCTCAAGTCTTGGGTGGGCATGCCATGAACCCGCGCTCGAAACTGACCACCAGGCAAGCGGCCATCTACTTGGGCGTCTCGACGCGCACGATGGAGCGCATGAGGGAGGAGAACAGTGGGCCGTCATGGTTCAAGGCTGGCAACGCCTTCAACTCGCCTTGCTTGTACGAGCTGGCGGACCTTGATATGTGGGTGCTTTCGAGGAAGCGGAGGCAGGGCCATGGCGCGTAGGCAGCCCATCGACCCTCTTGTGAGGGCAAAGGTGATTGAGACGTGGGGAAATGCTTGTTGGCTCAGGTTGCCCGGTTGCACCGGCGTGGGCGAGGAAGACGACCATATAGTGCCCTACTCGCATGGCGGCATGGATACCGTTGCGAACATCAGACGTGCGTGCAAGCATTGCAACGCCAGTCGCCAAGACCGCGTGCTGTATGGCTATGGCGCACGCTTGCATATCATCATCACGCCACCCGGTTCATGCGACCGTGAGGCAGTGGAGTGGATTGACTCACACAGGCAGCACGGCGACCCTGTTGTGTCGTGGCCGGCGTTGGCCCGGGCCATGCGCCTACCGGCGTCGCCCAGCATGGCGCAGCGGCGGGCGGTGGCTATGGCGTGGTCTGCTGCCTATCGCCAGTTCGCCATAACTCAGGAGCCTATCGACGTGTGGCTTTCTCGAACCGTGCCAAGCAGCAAGAGGCATCCGCGCATGTTGGACGAGTGGATAGCCCTGGATTATGACGTGCGGGTGATAGACCCCGGCTTCAGCGTGGAGTGGGAGCGGGCCGGGACGGAGCAGGCCAAGCGGTTGGTGCGCCAATGGTACGGCTTGCACATCTCACAGGCGTTGGTGGACGCACGACAGCGGGAACGCCGCGCCATGCTCGTACGCTTGGGGCTTCGCAGTGATCGCGTCACAGTCGCGTCAAGGCCGGAGTGGTGAGCCTGTTTTTTAAGCCATCGGCCCTGACCAAGACCCCGCGCCCACTTTTTCACTCTCTCGAACCAGATAAAAAATACGGGAAAACGGCGGAATACCAATGAAAACCAGCTATTAAGGAGGTTGGAAAATGCAAATGACCTTGGACGGTTTCAATGATTATTACGGCCCCAACGAGGGCTTGCAGGAACGGGCCACCAAGGAGCTTATAGAGAGTTTCGTGGGCGATAGTAAGCTGGACCCTAACGCCAAGTACGTGTGCAAGACCATGATCAACATTGCCCGCAATTTCGACGCGCTGAACGTCAAAGGACGCGACACGAGCCGTGTCATGGCCCAGCTCTTGGCGTGGTACCAGGAATTGAAAACCGAGTTTCAGTCAACGCAGGAAATCGACCCCGCTCTTGCCGGTCTGCTGGAAGAGGCACAGGCATGACGCCATTGCGCGGCGGCACCCAGCGAAACCCGGACCGCCGCACCGACGGGCCTATAGTCGCCAAGTTCGCCCGGTTGCTTGGCACGCCTCTTCTGCCATGGCAACGGTTGGTAGCCGACGTGGCGGGTGAAATAGACCCGGACACAGGCACTTACTTCTATGACACGGTTATATTGAGCACACCGCGACAGTGTGGAAAAAGCACGCTTGTGGACGCGGTGGACACGCGCAACTCGCAGTGGGGACCAGATCGTTTCATCTATTATCTGGCGCAGACGGGCAAGGACGCGGGCGACCACTTCAAGAAATATCTGAAAACGCTCGGCAGCTCGCCGCTTGCCGCAATAACCACACGGCCGTATCTCGGCGCGGGCGACTTGCGCCAGCCGTTCGCCAATGGCAGCGTGATAATGCCAAAGAGCGTGACCAAGGTTGCGGGCCACGGCGTCCAAGGCGACAAAATCACGTTGGACGAGGCGTTTTCGTTGTCCGAGGAAACCGGCAACACCATTTTGGACGGCTTCATGCCGACCATGGCGACAAGGCTTAAGGCCACCGGCGTGCAACCGCAACTATGGATTACCAGTACAGAGGGCACTGCGGAATCGACGTTTTTCAACCGCCGCCTTGACGCTTGCAGGGCTGGCGAACAATCGCGCCGAACGTGTTGGTTCGACTTCGGTTTGCCGGCCGACGAAGATCCTGAGAATCTGGACAGCATCATGCGCTATCACCCAGCTGCCGGACTCTTGTGGGACAAGACGCAGTTGGCCGACTTCCGAGAACAGTTCCAGGGAAACCCGGCAGGTTGGGCGCGCGCGTTCGGCAATCGCAGGGACGAGGGCATAACGGACCGGGCGATAGACGAGGCGTTGTGGGCGGCGACGGTAACGGCACCGGTGGCCCCTACCGGTTTGGACGGCAGGCCGGTGGTGTTCGGAGTCGCGGTGGACGTGGACGGAACCCATACCAGCGTTTCGGCTGGCATCGCCAACAATGACGGCACAATTACGGTGCAACTGTTGAGAATATTGGACGGCACCGGGTACGCGCCCACCGAACTCAACCGGTTGTGTGAGAAATATGACGCGCCGGTGGTGATCGACTCACGCGGCACCGCCGCCGATTTGTCCGACAGGTTGCACCATATGGCAGACGACGCGGGCGACCCGTTGTTGCGGTTCGTGGACATGGACGCGGCCGACTATCTGACGATCGGCCAGAGTTTCGTTGCAGGTCTGGCGAATAAGGCGGTTACTCACGCCGCCGACGCTGAGTTGGACGCCAGCGCCGCGAACTCGGCGCGCAAATGGGCCGGCGACGCATGGCGGGTGAGCCGCCGTGGCAGCACCGGCCTTACATCACCGTTGGAAAGCTGCATGTTGGCCGCCTGGGGAGCAGCCCACAGGCCGGAGGAAACGGGGCCACTGCAAATCTACTAGCCGTTTGGCGTTTGGCGTTGCATGGCGGCACTATGCGGCGTTTGGCGGCACGCTTGTGGCGGGTTTGGCGCTTGGCGGTGATACTTGGCCGCATGAACATTTGGGAGCGTGTGAGACTGGCGGGCCGCGCGCTGACGCGCGGCGCGGACGCTGGCGTGCCGGACGGCATCAAACCACCGGCACGCTTGGCTGACTGCGACCCGTTGAGCCTATCCACCGTGTTCCGTGGCGTGCAGGTGCTGCAAACCGCTATCACGGGTTTGCCTATCCATGAAATCAGGGGTGGCGTGAAGCTCGATACGGTTTCGTCCATCGTGCTTCAGCCGGACGTGAACCGGAGCCGCCGTGACTTTCTCGCGGACATGGTGGCAAGCATGGTGTTGGATGGAAACGCTTTCGTGCGTCTTGTGCGGTTCGGTGGCGAGGTGGTGTCGTGCGAGGTGCTGCCACCGTCGCTTGTGACCGTGAGCGACGATGGAACCGACCCCGCCTCTCCGAAACTCCGCTATTCCTATCTTGGGCATGATTACACGTCTGACCAGATCGTGCATTGCAAGTTTTTGAACGTGCCGGGCCGGTTGCGTGGGCTTGGCCCAATCTCGGCGGCGCGTGAGGAGGTGGAGGCCGCGCAAATGGCCCGAACCTACAAGGCCAAGTTCTACAGCGACGGCAGCAACCTCAAGGGCTATTTGCAGACCGAAGACAAGGTGACACCCCAGATTGCCAAGGACGCCAAGGAGGCGTGGAAGGCCACGGGCGAGGCCGGCGACGTGAAGGTGCTCGGCTCGAAACTCAAATACGTGCCGCTGGACATGAAACCGGCCGACTTGCAGTTTCTCGAAACGCAGAAATTCGATACCACGCAGATAGCCCGGTTGCTCGGCATCCCGGCAAGCATCATGCTTGCGGCCGTTGACGGTAGCAATCTCACCTACAGCAACATCGAACAGTCGTGGATTGAGTTTGCCGATTACACGTTGGCGGCTTATGCGGGCGAGATAGAAGAGCTGTTCAACCGGTTGTTGCCGAGGGGCCGCACGGCCGCGTTCGACTGGGACAGCAGCCGCCGCGCCGACATGGCCGATCGGTTCAACGCCTACAGGACGGCGATAGAGGCCGGATGGATGGACGTCAACGAGGTGCGCGCAAGGGAGGCGCTGCCGCCGCTTATCCCGGCACCGCAACCGGAACCACAGACACAGGAGGCTCAGAATGAAGCATGAAATCGGATTACGGGGCGTGTGCCTGAGAGCCGCCGGGGATGGCGATGGCCGCACGTTGGAGGGCGTGGCCGTACCCTACGACAGCATTATCAGCACATGGGACGGGGCCGAGACGTTCGACCCCGATTGCGTCTTCGAGGAATCGGAATCAGCCAAGCTCTGCTACCAGCACGGGGAGCTTATCGGCCGCATCACAAACGCGGAACCGCAGACAGACGGCCTGCACATCACGGCGCATATCAGCGACACGCAGCGCGGCCGGGACGTGGTGGCCCTGTTGCGCGACGGCGCTTTGGACTCGCTCAGCGTCGGCTTCGTGCCCATCGAGGACGAGACCGACAAGCAGGGCGTCACCCACCGCAGGCGCGTGCGCCTTTTGGAGGTGTCCGTGGTGTCGTGGCCCGCCTACGAGGCCGCGAAAATCACTTCGCAGCGCGCCGCCGACGGAACCCACGAAAAAGTGTCCGAAACCGGAAACCAGAAAGGAACCAGCATGGACAATGACGAAATCACCGAGAAGCTGAACGGCATCATGGACGAGCAGCGCAGTCTCAAGGCCGCAATCGCCAAGACGGGCAACCATGAGCCGGCCAAGATCATGGGAAGCGAGTACCGGACGGCGGGCGACTACCTCCAGGCGCTCTACCGTGGCGACCCGGAGGCCGTGCAGCTGATGCACGAGTGCCGCGACCTGATCGCCACCGGCGACACCGGCAACAAGGTCGCATGGATTAGGGATGATCTGCGCCTGATCGAGCAGCGCCGCAAGGTCACGAACATCCTGACCCACGACACCCTCCCCGACAAGGGCATGACGATGGAATACAACGTGGTCGCGACCGACACTACAGCGGTGGCCCAGCAGGCGACGGAGGGCGGCGACCTCCAGTTCGGCAAGGTCACGTTCGGCACGAAGAGCGCGGCCATCAGCACCTACGGCGGCTACACGACCCTGAGCCGCCAGACCATCGAGCGCAGCACCACGCCCATGCTCAACACCGCGCTTGCGGCTTTGCGCAACGCATACGCCAAGGCCACCGAAAACGCCGTGCGCAAGTATCTTTACGACACCATCGCCTCGCAGCGCGACGCGACGCAGAACCCGAACGCCATCGCCGCGCCCGCCGCGCTCACGGCCATGACCATCGACCAGTGGGCCGGGCTGATCATGGACGCCGCCGAACTGGCCGACGACCGCAACGTGAGCCTGACCCGCCTGGGCGTATCCAAGGACGTCATGGCCGCACTGATCAAGCTCAAGGACACCGGCAGCCGCTTCTTCGACCTCTCCGGCGACGGCTCGGACACGCTGGGCGACTTCGATCTTACGGGCATCGCGGGCAAGTTCCTGCGCGTGCCGGTGCAGATGCTGCCCAAGGCCCCGGCCGGCACCGCTTGCTTCATCGACCCGGAGGCCGTGACCGTGTGGGAGTCGGGCGGCCCTACCCAACTCTCCGACGGCGACCCGACCAAACTCACCGAAAACTATTCGGTCTACGGCTACATGGCCGTGGCGGCCACGCACCCGCTCGGACTCATCCCCGTCAAGTTCGCCGCAACGTCGGAAGGCAGGTGACATGGCCGACAACTGGACGGCCTACGAGCAGCCGGTGAGGGACGAAATCAACGTGCCCTACGGCGACGACGAGCGCGTGCGCCGCGCCATTCAAGCGGCCATCGGCTACGTCAACGGCGCGTTGGGAGGCCAAACAGTGGGACAGGAGGTCATGACGGACTGCGTGACCTCCTGCGCCACCGACCTCTACAACAGCCGCGACGCCAGACTTGGCGTCATGAGCGTGGGCGACGGCACTTTGGAGCCGTTCAGGGTCAGCACCGACCCGTTGCGCAGCGTATGGCCGAAGCTCAACGCCGCCGGCGTGCTCACAGGGAGCGTGGTGATCGCATGAGCGACCGGATAGCCACGGAACGCCAGGAGCTTGCTGACATGGTGGAGGCCGCGCTGGGCGAGCTCGGGTCGTTCGTCACCGGCGACGTGGCCAAGGCCCGGCCGCTGCCTGGCATGGTGGCCGTGTTCATCGAGCCCCCTGACATCGATTACCCCATGTGGGGCGACAAACCAGAATGCACATGGCGTCTCGACCTCTTGGCCGGCACGCCCGCGACGCAGGCCGGCGCGTTCGACCCCATCACCAAGGCCATCGGCCTTTTGGCCGAAGCCGGCCTGAACATCGCCACCGCACGCCCCGTCACGTTTTCCCTTGCGGGTGCGGGCACGCTGGCGAGCTACCAGATCACACTCAACCCATTGGACATACAGGAGGAATAAATCATGGCAGCCAAGATTCGCACTCTCGGCGAGGGCAAGCTGAACATCACCGACACGACAAACGCGCGTGACTTCAGCGGCGACGTCACCAAGGTGCAGTTGGTCGCGTCGAACAGCAGCGAGGACCCGGTGAACTTCCTCGACGGTTCGCAGGAGACCAGCACGACGACCAGTTGGACGCTCGAAGGCACCATCGTCGACGACTTCGGCGCGAACTCGCTGAGCCTGTGGTGCTTCGACCACGCGGGCGAGACGCTGCCGTTCGAGTTCGTCCCGAACATCAAGGGCGGAATCAAGTGGACCGGAAACGTGGAAATCAGCCCCGTGAGCGTGGGCGGTGACGTGAAGAGCAAGAACACGAACGATTTCAGCTTCCCCGTCACCAACCTCCAGCACGCGCCTTACACCAATTCGGTCTCCGAGTGACGGACAAGGCGGCCTATGTGGTCGGGCAGAAACGGTTCGTGCAGACCATGCGCAAGGCCGGAGCGGACATGCAGGCGTTGAAGGGCGTCAACCGTGAGGCCGCCGACATCGCTTTGCGTAGCGTGCTGCCGCTCGTGCCCGTCGGCAAGACCGGACACCTCAAGCAGAGCGTGCGCGTCGGGGCGACCATGAAGGCCGGCGTGATACGCGCCGGCCGCAAGACGGTGCCCTACGCGGGCGTCATCAACTACGGTTGGCCCGCGCGCGGCATCAGACCACGCCTGTTCGTCAACAATGGCGTTGCCTCAAGCGAGAGCATGTGGCAACGCCCCTACAAGCGGTTCATCGAACAAACATTGAAGCAGATCAGGGGAGCATAACCATGAACGATATGAAAATCACCTACACCGACGGGCATGTGGACGAGGTGCGCACCCAGTCACCGGCCGTGCTGACGCGCATGGAGGAGCACGCGCAGCTGGCCGGCTGGAAGCCGGGCGAGGCGAGCCAGATTCGCATGACGTTCTACGCGGCCTACATCGCCGTGCGATTGAGGCAGCTCACCGAACTGAAGTACGAAGAGTGGCTGGACACCGTGGACAACGTGACCCCTCTCAAGCACGAAGAGGCGGAAACCGGAAACCCTACCGTCTAGCCGCATGGCCTGACGACTCGCTCGGACGCCTCTCGTGCGTGCTCGCCCGCAACTTCGGCGGCACGCCATGGCAGTGGCGAGAGGAGGCCAGCGAGCTTGATTGGGGCACGTGCGTGGAAATCCTGATGCAGGAAGCCGAGGAACTGGAGGAAGCTGAAGATGGCTCATAGCGCGATAATGTCGGTGCGCATCACCGGCAACAGTGACGACGCGGTGAAGGCGTTCCAGAAGGCCACCAGCAAGGCGGCGGCGTTCGGCAGCTTCATGGGCGGTGCCGCGTTGAAGGGCGTGACCGCGTTGTGGGACAAGCTCAAGGACTTCGGCGGCGCTGTCATCGACATGAGCGACAGCACCGACAAGTTCGTGCAGACCCTGAACTTCGCTGGCATCGACACGTCGAACGTGGAGAAGGCGTCACAGGCGCGCGCGACTACGCCGACCGCACCGTGTACGACCTATCAACGATACAGAACACCACCGCCCAGTTGGCCGCGAACGGCATCAGCGACTACACCGGTTTGACCGAGGCGGCGGGCAACCTGAACGCCGTGGCGGGCGGCAACGCCGACACGTTCAAAAGCGTGGCGATGATGCTCACCCAGACGGCTGGCGCGGGCAAGCTCACGACCGAGAACTGGAACCAGTTGGCCGACGCCATCCCCGGCGCTTCGGGCAAACTCCAGGAAGCCATGCTCAAGAACGGCGCGTACACGGGCAATTTCCGCGACGCGATGGAAAAGGGCGAGATATCGGCGGACGAGTTCAACAAGGCCATCATGGACTTGGGCATGAGCGACGTCGCCAAGGAAGCCGCATCGAGCACGAAGACCATGGAAGGCGCGTTGGGCAATCTGGAAGCCGCCATAACAGGCGGACTCACAGACGCGTTCAACCTGTTCAAACCCACGGTGACCGGAGCGCTCACCGAAGCCGCCGACAGCGTGAGCGATTTCGCCGCGAAAGCCACCGGAGGATTGAAGCAGTTCACCGACTCCATAAGCAAGACCGGAGCGTTCCAATCCCTCACGGACACCGTGAAGGCCGTGGGCGGCGCGCTCGGCTCGATGGGCCAGGCGTTCTCCGACATCGCCACCACGATAGCGCCCGGACTGCAAGGATTGTCCGACGCGGGAAGCATCGGCACGCAGTTGGGCGACGCGTTCAACGGCGCGGCCGGTATCATCCAGGCGGTGGCCGACAAGCTCACCCAGTTCGGTGATTGGGTCAGCGCGAACGCCGAACCCATCGCGGGCGCGCTGGTGGCCATCGGCGGCGGACTCGCCGCGTTCAAGGTGGCCAGCGCCATCAGCGCCGTGGTGGCCGCGTTGCAGGGCTTCAGCATCGCCGCGACCGCCGCCGAAGTGGCGCAATGGGCGTTGAACGTCGCCATGAACGCGAACCCAATCATGATCGTGGTCACCGCCATAGGCGCGTTGGTGGCCGCGCTGGCGTGGTTCTTCACCCAAACCGAAACCGGCCGCAACATCTGGAGCCAGTTCACCGCGTTCATGGGCGGATGCGTGAACAACATAATCGGTTTCTTCCAATCATTGCCCGGCAGAATCGGCGCGTTCTTCCAGAACGCGGCACAAGGCGCGCAGAACGCATGGAACGGCGTGGTCGGCTTCTTCTCCAGCATCCCAGGCCGTATCCTCTCCGCATTGGGCAACGTGGGCGGCCTGCTCGTGAACGCCGGCAAAAGCATCATCGACGGTTTCCTCCGGGGATTGAAAAGCGCATGGGACGGCGTGACCGGTTTCGTGGGAGGCATAGCCGACTGGATCACCTCGCACAAGGGGCCGATCAGCTACGACCGTCGCCTGCTGATCCCGCACGGCAAAGCCATCATGGCGGGCTTCGCCCAGGGACTTGAAACAGGTTTCCAAGGCAAGGTGAGAACAGCCATCGCATCCGCCAACACCAGACTAGCGTCAACGAGCATGTCCGCCATGCTCAACGGAACACGGGCGGGCTTGGCGGGCACGACCGTGGTCAACAACTACGAGATTCACATCGACGGCACCGTGGCGGACCCGGACGGCACCGCCAAGGCCATCCGCAAACTCCTAGCCGATTACGAGGGGGTGCGACGCTGATGGCACAACAACCATTCATGTACTTGGACACCGGCGACAGGTGGAAGCCGGTCAACGACCATCGGCAGGACATCGCCGCGTTGGATGATTTCACGATCACGTGGGGAGCCGACGAACCCGTGAGCCAACCCGATCCGGCGGTGCTCACGTTCGACCTGATCGACCGGGCTGGCGACTTGGCCGGCAAGGCCGTCACATTGTCGGGCTCGCGCGTGCTGGTGCAACTCAGCGCGGAACCCACGTGGGACATGCTGCCCGACAGCATGGGCGCATGGGAGCGGATACGCGGCACCATCGCCCAACTGCACCAGCAATACGTGCCCACGGCTCCAGAAGCTCCGGGCGAGAACGTGCCCACCCTGTTCATCGGCACGATAGGCCATGGCGGCACCGTCACCGACTTGGGCAACAGGTGGCGCATCCATTTGACCGCCACAAGCCTGATGGTCATGTGGAAACGCCTGCAATCACAAGGCCCCACCAGCGGTGAAGCGAAGCACGCGGGACGCCATTGGGTCGGCACCCCGGCCGCGCGGTTGGCGGAACTCAACAAGCGCGCCCAACAGGCGGGCGCTCCCATAGCCGAACCCCAATCGTTGCAATTGCCCCCGGCAGTCGCCACGTACAAGACCGACGATTACCCGTCGCAACTTGACTTGTTGTCGCGCATGTACGCGCACGTCATGCCCGCGCCCGCATGGTACGAGCATTACCAGGGTGAAACCATCACCCTCCGCCCGCTGTCGTTGGCCGGATCGGTGCAGGTGCATGTGGGCGTGGATGGCATGCCGTACGTGCTCGTGGACGGCCAACACCGTGACACGTTGCCAGCGAATCTCGTGGCCGGCGATTCGGAACTGTCCATCATGGAGCCGGTCACGCAAGCCGTGGCCAAAACCAAACGCGCGAAGAACAACGACGGCGTGGTGGAATACGACGACATGGAAACCGTCTACACGGACATGAACCATCTGCCCACACGGCTCACGGACACGCAGAAAAGCGTCACGGCCGATTCGGACGCCGTGGCCGGCGACGACTCGGGCGGTTTGCACACGGGCGGCACGTTCGCCCCGTCCGACGCGCAACGGCAGGCGGCGGCATCGTGGATCATCACGCACGACACCCGGCTGCGCAACGAGTCCATTAAGTTCATTGGAACGAACCTAGACCCGGTGTCGTTCCCGCACCTGTTCCGTCCCGAACCCTCCGGCCCCGTGCTCATCACCGGCATACGTTTGAGCACGTTGACCGGCATGGACGGGCGACCGGCGTTCTCCGGCGCGTTCACGACCATCGGCGGGCGTATCACGTTCACCCACAAGCATGGCATGACCCATGAAGCGACCATGTACCCGCTCGACTCCACAGCGAACACCGGCATGCGCTGGCAGGACTTCACGGACTGGCCGGCCACCTTCGCGCAATGCGTGTTCACGTTCGCGGAATTGACAGGATTCACAGTTTTCGACAAACCGACAAGCACGACCGGCATCGACCGGCCGAACTGGGAAGGAAACCAAGAATGAAAACCACACCCACCTACGGCATCAGCTACATAGAAGGCAGCGACCTAGTATCGAACGCGGCCGCTGGTTTCCGAAAGGCGGCGGAAACCACGGAAGCCGCGTTGAAACTGGTGGACCAGCGTTCGACCATCGAGGGCGTAAAGCCCGCCATAGCGGGCACGCTCGCCACGCTCGCCACGATGAGAGGCGCCACCGGCCAAACCGGCTACGTGACCTCAGACGGCAATAACAACGGGCCTTACTGTTGGAACGGTTCGGCATGGGTGAAATACGCGCAGAACACGCAAATCAACTCATTGCAATCGCAGATCGCCGCGATAACACAGGGTTACGAGTCCGGCACCGTCACCCTCCAGACATCACAGTTGGGTGCGGCCTCGGTCAAGTTCGCCAAGCACAAGACCAAACCCAAGGCCGTGCTCGTAACCCGCGTCAGAGAGTCCCAAGACGGCGACGACAGAGCCAGAATCTTCAACCCGATAGTGTGGGATATCGCCGCCACCGAGTTCCAAGTGCGTTTCTGGCGTCTGGACACGCACAACTGGGCCGAGTCTTGGCCGCTCACGTTCTCTTACCTAGCCATCTGGTGACGGTCACCAGTACGCCGCCCATGTCACCGACACGGGACCGAAATTCGTGGCCCACGAGTCCGTCAACTGGTTACGGAACCGCACCCACGCATATGAGGCGGTCACGCTCCACAACAATGCGTCAACCTTATAAACCGAAACATCCGACTGATCGGAACGACGCAGCACCGTGACTGTCACGCTCTTGGGAGCGGTCGTGTGATGCTCCCACGGGATGGTCAGCACAGCGTCGGCGTTGGTGCGACCTGTGATAGTGCCGGCCTCATAACCCTGCGTTATCCCGTCTCATCTGAAAGGAAACATGGTGGATTTCATCACCGCGATAGCCGGCGCGTGCGGCGTCGCGTTCGGCGCTGCCGTGCAGGCCGTTGTGGCGTGGCTCAACAACAAAGCCACCCACGAGGAAAACAGCGCCGACATGCTCCACGAAGCGCAAACAGAACTCAAGGACACCATGGCCGACATGAATCTGTTGTGGGAGCATAACCGCGCGCTCATCGACCACATATACAGGGCGCGCCACCACCCCCGCCGAACCCGCCCGAAGGCTTGTTCAAACACGACAACTAAAAGGACACAACAATGGCATTGAACATCAAACAAGTGCCCAGCCCGAACCATTACAACGGGCGCAACGGGCATCGGGTGACTCACATCACCCTGCACATCATGGTCGGCAGTCTCGTGGGCACCGACGCCGTTTTCCAGCGGCCGAGTTCGCAGGCTTCGGCCCATTACGGCATCGGCGGCACGGGTGAGATTCACCAGTACGTGAGCGAAGCCAACGGCTCATATTCCGACGCGAATTTTTCGAGCAACAACAGCACTATCAGCATCGAGCACGAGGGCGGTATGGCCGGTGTGCCCATGACCGACGCATGCGTGGAGGCGTCCGCACAGTTGTGCGCGGACATTAGCCGCCGTTACGGGCTCGGCAAGCTCTGGCACGACGGGTTGAACGGCAACGTGTGGCTACACCGCGAGATACCCGGCACGGACCATTACGGATGCCCCGACCGCGCACCGAACGGTCTGCCCGTCCAGCGGGTCATCGACCGCGCCAATCAATTGTTAACCAATCCATCTAGTCAAGGAGAAACAGAAATGAGCACAGCACTGGTTATCTGGGACGACGACAGCGGCGTGGGCTACTACTGGAGCCCCGAAACCGGCCGCGTCGGCCTATCACACCCGGACCAGGTCGTGGTGTTGAAGAACGCCGGCGTGAAAGAGATTCGCAGCAGCAAGAAAGCCCCGTGGGCGGCGCGCGCGGATCAGATCAGCCAACTCGTGCAGGCCAAGACGACCGCGTACGAGAAGGCTCAGACGGCCGCATTGGAGGCCATGGCCAAGAGCATCGGCGCGGACCCGAACACCATCGCCGACACCGTGCGCAAGGCCGTGGAAAGCAAGTTGGCCACGCTCGACATCCAGATCACCACCAAGGACAAGGGGACGGGCAAATGAGCGACCCATTGAACACGCCGGGCGTGGCCGACCACAAGGCCACCGGCAGCATGGACGCGGAGAAGGGCTACACGCCCGTGTTCAACGACACCGTGCGCACCATCGCGTATGTGGCCGGTCTCATCGCCGTAGCGGTCGGTTTCGGTTTCACCCAGTTCGGTGACCCGACCGTGGGTGATTACATCACCACCGTGGGCGGTCTTATCGCTGGTGGTTTCGGCGTGGCATACAATCCGCTGCGCATGGCCGGAAAGTAGCCCAATCATGACGATGGTTCACATACGATTGCGCGCCCCGACCAACGGAGGCACCCGTGCCGGCGTCGGCATGGTCGTGTTCCAACCATCCGCCCGTCATACCGACGACGCGAGTGTGGTGTTGCCCGACACGTTCACCGTGGTGCTGGACGAAGAAGGCGAAGCCACCGTGGACATCCAGCCCACCGGCCCCGACTGGTGTTGGAAGACCGACGAGCAAGTGCCCTACGGGTCTATTCGTTGGTTCACCGTGCCCGACACGGCCGGCACGCTGGAATACGCGGAACTTACGGACGTGGACCCGCGCACGTTCAAACCGAGACACAACCTCGCCGCATGGCAGGCCGTCACCGGCGACATCAAAACCATGATCGACAGCATGCCCCGGTTCCTCACCGGGCACGGCTCCCCGACCATCGACGGCAAGCCGGGTGACATCTACCTCGACTTGGACACCATGGACCTCTACACCAACAACCAAGAAAGGAACTAACC